AGTAGATTTAGAAACGATGGAGGACAACAATGGCTAGAGGACCACTCGCAGGTGCAGCCGGTCCAGGCAAGTTCTCCAAGAGAACCGATGGAATGAGACTTCCATCTGCCGCCTATGGCGAAGGTGTTGAGACAGCCGCAATTCAATCAGGCGCTCCACTCGCTAGGACACCAGATGTAAGACCACAATCTCGATCAGAGATGGGTATGGCTCCTAGCCAACTTGAAAGAGTAACTCCACTATTTGCACCAACAGAGCGTCCCGATGAACCGATTACTTCAGGCATCCCAATGGGCGAAGGTCCAGGACCAGAAGCATTAGGTATGAATCGCATAGGACAGAAAACATCGGACGCATTAGCTAAGTTAATCCCTTTGGATAACACTGGAGAAATAGCAATTCTTTATCAAGAAGCATTATCTAGAGGCGATTAAATGGCGGATAAACTAAAAGCGGCAGCACTAGCTGCAGGTCTTACGCCAGAAGAGCAAAAGAAGATAGATCAGTTTAATCAGGCCCTTAAGGCGCATAGAGAACTATCTAATTTGCCTAGCGATATAGCCAATAAGGCTTACGAACGTAAAACTGATGCTCAAAAGCAAAGCCTTAAAAACAATTTTGGCGAAGAAGACCCATCAATAAAGCCAAATCGTGGCTGGTTTGGCACTGCTTGGCACTATACAGGCGGATTAGTCGGTCGAGGTCTAGCAACTGCCGGTCGTATGACCCTTGCTGGCCTTGGTAATGTCTCTGATTTTAGCACTCGCGCCTATAGAACTCTCGCTATTGCAGGAACTCAAGATGTAGATTTAGATGATGCTTGGACTTTAGCCAATGATAAAGGCGATAAAGTCTTTAATCCTAATCGCATTGCTAATGCAAAGGCTAAATATGGCAATGCTGCTGTAAATATCGCTATGCGTATTGCAGCAGGTGAAGATCCTGAGAAGATTCTCAAGTCAGTAGGACCTGAGCAGCAAAAGTATGTGATGCTTGCTGATGCAAGGAATAAAGTTATTCCAGGCTTTGGCTCAGAAGAAGAAATAGAAGCGGCTCGTAAGAACTTTCAAGATACTCTAGATGCAGTTCAGGCATCTAAGTATTCTCCAGGAAGAGCCATTGCTAACCTTGTAACCCCAGAACAGATGGAAGGTTCTGGTTTATATTACAAAACTATATCAGGATTCTTTGACGCTGCTTATCGAATCATCGCAGATCCGTTATTAGTTGCTGGAAAAGTTAAGAGACTATACGATGCCAGTAAGTACGCCCTTGATGTTGTCGTTGGAGCAAACAAGGTAGACGAAGTATTTGCCAAGCCACAGGTAGTTCAGTTCTGGGATCGTTATGGCGCAAAACTAGAAGAGTTAAAGAAGGCCGAAACCGCTAAGAACCCTGAAGCTATTCTTCAAGCAAAACGAGACCTTGAGATTCTCGCACCAGAGTTTGGTCCAGCCGTAATCAAATCATTTCAAAATGCAGATGGTGGCGGAGTATCTAACGCTATTACTGCTAAAGCGTTCTTTCAGAATGCAAAACAGACTGACGAAATCATTAAAGGTGGCATTGGTCGCAAACGCATAATACTGCCACGTATGTCTGCTGGTCGCAGGTTGCGTGTAGCAGCGTTGACTACCGGAAGTAAAGTACTTAATCTAAATGTTGTTGGCCCAGAACTTATTGATGATATGTTCTTTGGTGGCGCTACAGATACCGATGGTATTGCTGAGACCATAATCAATGGCAAGAAGCAGATAATTGAGAAGGTAACAGAAGCAACGAAGTCTAAGGGAATCTTTAGATTATCTACTGCTAAAATCAAATATCGTATTGATCGCGCCAAGGCTAAATTTGTATTAGCGCCAATGTTTCAAGATGATGTTATGAATGTAAGGGCAGCCGATGCTGGCGAAAAGATATATCGCCTAGCGGTATTGATTATGCCTCGACGTGAGGCTAGGTTGCTATCAGCAGCATTTGATAATATAGAAGAAACCGGCAAGCGTAAAGATGTTTATTATGGCCTTTGGCAGACCATTGCCGAGATGCGAGGCTTAAATACTACCCTTCCAGGACAAGCTCTTGCTAGATATCTTTCAGGTAAGGGACAGTCTATTCATTCTGTGAGTAAGGCAGATGATGCCTTCCCAGACAAAGGCGTATTGCCTTCTGATTTTAATGACTTTGTATCTGTTCCTACCCTTGCAGACTTAGATCTTGCAGCGGCTCGTAATGGATTTACGCAGTGGATGCTTGGAGTTGCCAACGGTAACTTTGCAAGCAGAATGACTAGCGCCTGGTCTTTCTTAACCCTTGCCGGACCTCGTTACGCTATTCGTAATGCTACTGAGGATCTAATGGTTGGCTTGGCTATTGGTCAGTCTCCTTGGGGTTTGGCAAAGAGCCGTATGCTTTCAACGCGTCTAAATACAGTTATGGCTGGTTTAACACCAAAAACTGGTACAAGATTTGAAAGAGCAGCAGAGAACCCAATGGGTCTGCTTCTGCGTATGGTTAACAAGAAAGATGCAGAGCGTTACAGATTAGAATTTGACGGCCTTGCAGAGCGTATAGAAAAAACAAAAGAAGAGATTTCTCTCCTAAGAGCAACATTAAAGACAACAGTTGACCCAATCAAAAAAGCAGATATTGAGACAAAGATAGCCGATTTGGCTAAAACCACCCAAGGTGGAGTAGTTCGTCAGACTCGTGAGATATTTGCTAAGGCCCTAACTGAAGGTCGCATCAATCGCTTCCGTGACAGATTAGGTCTTAAGCCTCTAAATAAAGAAGAGGCAGACTTACTAGCAGAGCAAATTATCTATGGCGATATAGAAAATGCTCTATCAGTAGTCTCTGAAGGTGGTATGAATTTTGCTACCGGTAATGATTATATCTCTAGAGCCATAGATTTTGTTCGAGTAAACAATGTTCGTACCCACGCCCTGACTGTCGTTCCACCAGAGCAACGATATGTTAAGAAGCCTGGAGAGCGTCAGTATACGGTTCAAAGAATCGGTACTCAGGATGAATCATCAATGGTTGCCTGGATGATGCGTATTGGTTATTTTGCCAATGATCCATTAGGCGCTATTGCTATAGCAAACCTAGATAATGTTGATGACGCTGCAATCCTTACCAAGATGGTTACTTGGATGAAGGAAACCCCAGAGGGTAAGCAGTTCCTAAAAGATGCCCGTTTATCTAATGATCTAGATGCTCGTAGTATTGCTCAGGTTGCCCTAAATAGAACAAAAGAAGTATTCGTTAAGGGTTCAATAGATGTTCCTAATCCTGTTCTTAACACAGAACTACTTAACAAGATTCGTGTATTTAATGCTGAAAAGGGCGAATGGGTTGTCAGTGGAAAGATTTCACTTGATGATCTACCTAAAGCAGATGCTGACTTACCGGACTATGTAGTAGGTCCAACCCTTATACCAGCAGTTGAGATTGGACAGATTGCCTCTAACCTTATGACCAATGGTTGGACCTGGCTTGGTCTTGCCAACGCACGTTATTCGCGTCAACCTCTTGTCCTTCAAGAGATGATAAAGATTCGTGGTCAAATGCGTAAGACTGGCTTCGAGGATGCTTGGGTAAAATCTTATCTACGTGGAATTGACCCATCTGATACCAAGAAGGTTGCTCAGGCTACCGAAAAGGCTAAGAGAGATTTAGCAGTAGTTGTAGAGGAAAGAGCTGTAGGTCAGACACTGGCTTATGTAGATAATCCCCTTGTCCGTACTCAGTTAGCTTTCTCTGCTCGTAACTTTGCCCGTTTCTATCGCGCTACTGAAGACTTCTATCGTCGTATGTATCGTGTTGTTAAGTACAATCCTGAAGCGATAGTAAAAGCAGCGCTTACCTATGATGGCATAACACATTCAGGTTTTGTCCAAAGAGATGACCAAGGTGAGGCATACTTCGTATATCCTGGCTTAGCGCCGGTATACAATGCGGTTCAGTCTGCACTATCTGCAATAGGTATTGGCGACGAGTTTAAGACACCATTTCCTGTAGAGTTTGGCGCTAAGTTGAAGATGGTTACACCGTCTCTAAATCCAGAAGCCATTGTGCCTACATTCTCTGGACCTATCGCTGGTCTATCAGTAGGAACCATTTCTCAGATTGTAAATATATTCTCACCAGGCGCAGCAGATACCATTAAGGGTTACGCACTCGGAAGATATGCAGAAGAACAACCATTTCTATCGCTAATACTTCCTGCTCACATTAACCGAATATATGCGGCTATGGATCAAGATGACCGCAACAGCCAATACTCTTCAGCTTGGCGCAAAGCAGTTACTTACCTTGAAGCATCAGGCAACGGCATTCCAAAGCGCTACGACGAAGATGGAACTCTGCTACCTCCTACGTCTGAGGAACTTGAGTCTTATCGTCAGCGCGTAAAAACAACTACTTTGAATATCTTGGGTACACGATTCGTATTCGGATTCTTCGCTCCAGCATCACCACAGGTGCAACTCAAGAGTGATATGGCTCAATGGATTAGCGATAACGGTAGGGCTAACTTTAAGCAGTTGTTTAATAACCTGCTTGATGAATACCCTGGCGATTACGATGCTGCTATAGCCAAATGGATTGAGTTATATCCAAACCAAATGGCATTTACTGTAACCGAATCAGAGAGAAAAACAATAGCTCCTCTAAGGTACGCCGAAGAGGCTGGGTACTTTGTAAACAATAACGAAGAATTATTCAAAAAGTATCCAAAGGCTGCTCCATTCCTAATACCGCATAAATCAGGATTCTCTTGGGATGCGTACCAGACAATGAAGGAAATCGGTCTAATCCAAAATAAGCGGGTAGACGATTACTTAAGAGATGTCCAGACTGCAGCAGACCTTCAGGTTTATTATGATCGTAAAGGTCAATTTGAGCAAGGCTTAGAGAACAGTTTCTCTGACTATGGCAAGACTCAGTTACGAAAAGAATATGAAGCCTGGAAGAAGGTTTTCTTTGCTGGTCGTCCATTAGTTCAAGAAGAACTATCCGAAGGTAGCGCTAAGGCTATCCAGCGCCTTAATACAGTAGATGAACTTGAGGATATGTTAGACCAAAATATAAACATTAGGACTGATGTTCAAGATGTTCTGCGCCAGATGGTCAAAGTTTACAGTGACTATAATATCCAGCGCGGAAATCTAGAACAGTATGGTAGTGATGTTATGGTTCAAAACCTTAAGTTAAATGTTAGAACTAAACTACGCCGACTTTCAGAATATAACGAAAACACAAAAGCCGCTTTTGATGTCTTGTTCTCAAGACTACCAGGTATCAGGGAGTAATAGATGGCAAAGAGCCTAGAAGAAATTAAGGATGAGTTCGATACTATTACTGACCTCACAAAAGAGGCATACGATAATATCTATAGTCGCTCCAGTGGACGCGGTTTTAAGGGTGCTGGTGGGAGTTTAGACCAGAAATACAAGCTTGCCCTAAGTGACTACGAAAAGAATCCAAGTAAAGACAATAAGGATATCCTAGATGCCCTAAAGCCTGAATGGGAAAGACGTCAGGCTGAGTATAAGAAACTGCAAACACAAAAGAATGCTCTACGTAAGGAATTAAGTAAGGCTGAAAAGGAAGATAAGAAACTTAAAGAAGAAGAGGCTAAGCAGAAACTAGCCACTAGTGGCTACGAAAAGGCTCTTGAAAAGTTACGCGAGGCTGAACTTGATATAGAAACATATCAGGGTGAACAAAAATATCAGACAGCCTATCGTGAAGCCAAGGCAGCCTATGATACTGCTGTTGAATCTGGCGCTAAACCAAAGGCTCTTCCTGCTCAAAAGATTGCTGTTCCTGAAACTAAGAAGGAAAAACCAAAGGCTAAAGCAGGCGAAGAGGTAGCAGAGCCTGAAGTATCTAATATAAATGAATTTTTTGATTTCCTTGCTGATCCTAAAAATAAACAAGAGTTGATTGATGTCCAAAAGGACTTGATTGAGAACTTTGGATGGTCAGGTAAGGCAGATGGTCGCTGGAGTATCAATTTCCAAAATGCTATCGCAAATGCTGCTACGTCTAGAGAGAAACTTCCAACATCTTTACGTAAGGGTACATTTAGAGAGTTTCTTGCTAATCCTGGAGACATTGACCTTGGCATAGAAACTGCTGGTGGAGTTGGTCTTCCGACTAAGACAACTACTACCACCGTCTCTCGCAGGACTAAGGGTGATATCAATAAAGATATAAATGATATTGCTCTTAATGTTCTAGGTAGAGAAATAACTCCTGAAGACAAACAGCAAGATTGGTATAAGGAATTAGTCGGTTCAATCAATAAAATGGTTGAACGCGGGACAACTACCACCAGCGTTAGTGGCGGTGGCAAGGCTGGTAGAACTGAGATTACACCAGGGTTTGCCCAGGAAGATATTGAAGCCCTGATTGAGCGTCGCCTAAAGAAAGCTGACCCAGAATCTTTGGCACGTAACGAACGTATTGATTTTATTACCTGGATGAATCAAGCCCTTGGAGGTCGATAATGGCTGAACCAACAACACGACAAGAGGCTTATGACCAAACCTACCAAAAAGCAATCGCTCGTGGAGATACACCGAGCGAGGCTAAAGCTGCAGCAGATGCCGCTGCTAATGCCTTCTCAGAGTATGATCCTTTAAGTATCCTAGAGGAAGTTAAAAAGACTGCTCCAGGAGCAGCGCTTGGTATAGGTTTAGCACTTCTTTCTGATAAGAAGTATGGCCCAGAGTTGATGTCCATACTAAAGACTTGGCGCACTAATCCAACTAAGGCTTTGGATGATTTATACAAGAGCGCCTGGGGTCGTTTAACATCTACCGCTAGAAATAACTATGGTTTATTCCTAGAAAAAAGCGATACCTATTTTGCTGAACTTCAGAAGTTTAAGGACCAAATAAACAAGGCTCTTGTTGAAGAAGGCTATAACAAACTAGATGACGCAACCCTTGAGGGATACTTCAAGACAGGTAAGAATGAAGCCGATATTTTCCGTGATGTAGCAAAGACTTTTAAGTTTGCTCCAGGTAAAGTAGGCGGGAGAATAGGTAGCCAATACGACGAACTGAAAGTTGCTGCAAGGCGTAACGGTATATCTGAAAATATGATTCCATCTGTATTAGGTTTTGGTTCGATAGAAGAAATAATCTCAGCTCTTCAATCTGGCGAAGATATAAAAACATTTGAGCGTAAGTTTCGTATGTATGCAAAAACGGCTATGCCTGATTATGTTAAAGGTTTGTTAGATGAAGGTGAAGATCTAGATGAAATTATCAATCCCTACCGTAGCGTAATGGTTGACGAACTTGAACTACCATACAACTCTGTAGATGTGACTGATAAATTTATTCAGGATGCTCTTGCAAAGCAGACCACACTTGCTGACTTTAGAAGATCGCTACGCAAGGATTCTCGTTGGCAATATACAGATAAAGCAAGACAAGAAGTATCAACCAATGTATTGAACGTACTTCGTGACTTCGGATTCCAGGGGTAATAATGGCTAAGAAAAAGAAGAGTACGCCATCATTTGATGCGGCAAGATTCCGTATGGCTGAAGAAGCCTCTATGACTGGTTTCCCCACACCTACCCCAGAAGTATTTGATGAACCTGAGCGTAGAAGATTACAGGCTATGGGTGTTATTCCAACGCCTGTCACCACTACACCACAAGAAGTACCAACAGAAGAGCCACCTGGACCCACTGGTCCTCAAGGACCAACAGGTGGCACCGGTCCAACAGGAGGTACCGGACCCACAGGCGGAACCGGTCCTACAGGTGGCACAGGACCTACCGGTGGTGGCGGTGGCAAAACCGTTACTGGAACTTATACTGACCCAGAGACTGGCGATGTTTATTTAGTCTATTCTGATGGTAGCAGAACTCTACAAGCTAGAGGAACAAAAGCAGCAGATGCTGCTAGGGCAAAAGCTGAGGCAGAAGCTGCAGCAAAAGCGCAACGCCAATCTGCATTTGATCTTCTACTGCAACAATTCGGTAACTATGGATTGCAGGCATTAGTAGAGCCACTACGAGGATTGATTGAGTCTGGCGTATCTCCAGCAGAGTTTACTATTAGATTACGCGAGACGGATGCCTACAAGAAACGCTTTGCTGCTAACCAAGCACGAATCAATAAAGGATTACGCGCTTTATCTGAAGCAGAATACATTTTAGAAGAAGACAAATATCAGGACGTAATGCGCCGTTATGGTCTACCGAATACCTATTACGCTCGCGGGGATATGGGTCGTCAAGAGGGATTTGAAAAACTAATCGCTGGAGATGTATCTCCCATTGAACTAGAAGATCGTATCCAAACAGCACAACGCAGAGTTATCAATGCAGCACCTCAAATCAAGGATGCCTTGACTCAATACTACGGTGATGAGATTTCCAATGGCGATATCTTGGCTTATGTTCTAGACCCAGAGAAGGCTATTGAGAATATCAAGCGTAAGGTTGGTGCCGCTGAAATCGGTGGCGCTGCAACTATGGCTGGCCTTGGAGCAGGACGCGCTAGAGCAGAAGAACTTCAACGCTTTGGAGTTACTGCCGAGCAAGCACGTCAAGGATTTACAACAATTTCAGAATTTCTACCACAGGCTCAAGTGCTTGGAGAGCGTTATGCCAAGCAAGGCCTTGGTCCATTTACACAAGAGACAGCAGAGCAAGAAGTCTTTGCTATCCCAGGTTCAGCAGAGGCGGGGCGCAAGCGTCGCAAACTTGCTGAACTTGAAACCGCAGCATTCTCCGGTACATCTGGAGCTGCTGGTGGCGCTCTAGGCAGAGAACGAGCCGGAGCATTTTAGGCCTACTAACAGAACGACCGGCCTGTTAGAGAGACATCAAGACCGGTAGTAGGAGCCATACAAGAAGCCCCCGAGCTTGTATGAGGCCTGCGAAAACTACAACGAATGGGAGAAGGACCTATGTCCAACTACGACTACGATGATGATGATTTTGAGAATGACTCAAATGATCTCGTCAAGCAGTTGCGTAAAGCAACAAAAGCCAAGGATAAAGAACTAGCCGAACTTAAGGCTCAGTATGAATCCCTTGCAAAACAGAACAGAGATAGAGCAATCAAAGACACACTCGCTAGTCGCGGGGTGAACAGCAAGATTGCTGCATTTATCCCACAGGATATAGACCCAACTGAGGAGTCTGTATCAAAATGGCTTGAGGATTATGCCGATGTATTCGGTGTTCAAACTCAAGCAAACCAGGCTACACCTAATGTAGATCCTAAGCAGGCTGCTGCTTATCAACGGATGACCAATGCTGTAGAACAAGGAGTAACTCCTGAGTTCCAAGCAGAGATTCATCGTAAGTTGTTAAATGCACAAAGCCGTGAAGAATTGGATGAAATCATTAGGCAGTCTGGACTCTAGTCCGAACCTAATCGAAAGGCAAAATAAGTGGCACTACCTACAGGTACGCTTACATCGTCTTCGACAATCTCTGCGCTAGTCACCACTGCATACGATCAGTATGTACGTATGGCTCTCCGCTCCATCCCAGTGATGAGAGCGCTTGCAGATGTCAAGCCGGTACAGCAAGCAATGCCAGGTTCGTCAGTTGTATTCTCCATCTACTCAGATCTAAGCACCGCAACCGGTACTTTAACTGAGACAAGTGACGTTGACTCCATTGCTCTTGGTAACCCATCGACGGTTACCGTTACACTCAACGAGTACGGCAATGCCGTAACAACCACCAAGAAGTTAAACCTAACTTCATTCAACGATGTTGATACAGCACTCGCTGATATCATTGCTTACAACGCAGCCGATTCTATCGACACTGTTGTAGCATCTGTTCTTACCGGTTCAACCGGAACGAACGTCATCTACGGTGGCAACGCAACAGGTACCAACAGCATCACATCTTCAGGTACCATCACTGCTGCAAACATCCGTAAGGCTGTTGTTCAGCTTCGCAGCAACAAGGCAGTTCCTCGCATTGGCGAGTTGTACGCTGCCTACCTACACCCACGTCAATCTGCTGACCTCCGTGCCGAGTCCGGTACCGGTGGATTCCAGGAGTTGACCAAGTACGTAGATCGCACACCATTCGTGGCTGGTGCAGTCGGCGTTCTTGAAGGTGCATTTATCGTGGAAACGCCTCGTGTTCCATCTGCTGCAAACACTCAATCACCAGCCGTTACTGTCTACAAGGCAGTCGTTGCTGGACGTGAAGCACTTGCAGAAGCAACCGTTCAAGATATCTCAACCGTTATCGGTCCAGAAATTGACGCACTCCGTCGTTTCCGCACCATCGGTTGGTACTACTTCGGTGGTTTCGCACGTCTCCGTGAAGCGGCTCTATACCGCATTGAGACTGCAACATCCATCAACTAGTAGTTGATTGACTGCTGGGCAGGGGAAACCCTGCCTAGTGGTGAGTCAATTCTGAAAGGAAGATATGACCTATAGGCTTAATACAACTTGGACTTGGGAAACTTGGGGATCTGATTACTACACATTTACCCCATACTCACGTCTTGCTGGTAGGCCTATAACTGGTGGTTCCATAACTGGAACTATAAATCCCTTCCTCACTGATGTGCCTAGAGGAATTACATTCCTTGTCAATGGGACAACAGTTACAACCCAACGTACTCCAAGTCAGGATGACCTAGCCGCTGCAGATTCCTATTATCTTGGCGGTCACGAATATGAGATATCTGATTCAGAAGCGCAGATATTTATTGACGCAGGATATGGGAGTTACGTAACACAGATATGAGTAAATCAAACTGTCGTTCAGGTTGCAAGACACAAGATCATCAGTCCTATTCAGACTGCCTACAGGCAGCGAACTTTAGTTTTGCAGGGTGCTTCCCTACCAGGCAAGGCTGGGATAAGGATAAAGAAAAGAAGTGGGACTCAGAATTGGATTCATACTACTCGGCAGTACGCCAAGGGGTAGAGCCAATATCAACCAAGAAAAAAGATATAGATGCAGCAATGATGCTTTCCAATGAGGCTGGTAAGGCTTTCGATGGAAACACTATGAAGTTCAAGGAGAACTAAAATGCCAGGAAACTACCCAAACGAATACAGTAATAAGTTTGAACCAGAGGAGAATGAATACACTCCTTGGCCACCAGATACAAATGACAAGCCATTTATGACCTATGAGTCCTTGATGAAGGGCGCACCAGGAAAGGCTGCCAAGTGAAGAAGAAGAACGGAAAGAAGAAAGTCGCCAAAGTAATGCGCGAGTTCAAATCAGGAACTCTTCATTCCGGCAAAAAGGGACCAGTAGTTAAGTCTCGTAAGCAAGCCATTGCTATCGCTATGAGCGAAGCAGGAATGTCAAAGCCCAAAGCAAGTATGAAGAAAATGGGCAAGAAGAAGTAATGTCTTCAGGGCAATATCGCAGACGCGAGAAATTTAATAAAGTCCAAATCAGAGATGGAATGGTAGTTCGTCTTAACAAGAATGGAACTATCAGAGCCGTCCTAGGAAAGTACGGAGAGTATGGCAAAGTCACCGGCTTGGCAAAGATCAGAGGGTAAGAACCCAAAGGGTGGATTGAACGCTAAAGGCAGAGCATCTGCCAAAGCGCAAGGGATGAACCTGAAGCCACCAGTCAAGAAGGCTGAGGCTAAGAAATCTCCTAAAGCAGCAGGAAGACGCAAGTCATTCTGCTCAAGGATGTGCGGTATGAAATCAAAACTCACATCTGCAAAAACTGCAAAGAATCCAAACTCTAGAATAAACAAGTCCCTACGGGCTTGGGATTGTAGTTGCCGATGAAGAAGAAAGCATTTTGGGATACAAAGAATCCTAAGAAGACCTCAAAGAAGTTAACGCCTGCACAAAAGTCTGCCGCTAAGAAGCGAGCTAAGGCAGCAGGTCGTCCCTATCCTAACTTGGTTGATAACGCAGCAGTAGCAAAAAAGAAGAAGTAAGGAGTAAGAAGTGGCACTGGGAGTCTATGGTACAACTCTTAATGATGAGTTGAATCGTCTTGCAAATGGTGGTACCTATCGCATTGCTGCCGATATGGTTGATATGGCTAAGGCTGCCCAGCAATGGGCTGCTGAACGCAGTGTCACTCTTACTGTTACAGATACTGTAGGAGTCTTGAATGAAATCGCTGGGATTGCTTCTAAAGCCGATTGGCTTGATTTTAATGGCGTATGTAATTACATCGCTAGCACTTCTGGTCTACCTGCAGCGGCTGCTCTCAGGCAGGTCTCTTCCTGATGAGTGCGAAATATAACTTAGTCTGCGATCAGGCAACTACATTTAATTTTCAGTTCCAAATCAAGAATGATTCTACTCCTTGGAATCTAACTGGCTATACCGGAACTATGACTGTGCGCCCATTTGTTGGCGCTTCAACGACCACAGTAGTTGCAACTACTGCTAATGGTCGTATGGTATTTGATAATGCAAATGGCAGAATTACAGTGACTATTGATGCCACAACTACTGGCGCTATCGCTGCTGGTAGGTATGCCTATGACTTGGTAGTTACAACTGGTGCAACTACTACAAGACTTCTTGAAGGTAAGTTTATTGTGACAGGAGCGGTGACAACCTCGTGACAACGATTATCGTAATTGAGTCAATCACTCCACAAGTCGCAGTAGAGTTTTCACAAGATCAAGGCCCACAAGGTGGCGTTGGTCCTACTGGTCCTACCGGACCGACAGGGCCAACCGGCCCTGCTGGTGTAACTGGTTCTACCGGAGCTACCGGTGCAACCGGTGCTACTGGTGCCACAGGATCAACAGGAGCAACAGGTGCTACAGGAAATACTGGTCCGACTGGGCCTACAGGCCCGACCGGAGATACCGGCGCTACCGGACCTCAAGGCGCTACAGGCGCTACGGGCGCAACGGGAGACACAGGTCCAGCAGGACCTACAGGTCCTACAGGAAACACGGGAGCGACTGGACCGTCTGGTCCAGTAGGTGCTACCGGCGCAACAGGTGACCAAGGACCTGCCGGTGCAACGGGTCCAGCAGGACCTACAGGGCCTATAGGAGCCACTGGCCCACAAGGAGTGACTGGAGATGTCGGAGCAACAGGTCCTGCTGGCGCTACGGGCGCTACAGGGGCTACCGGCCCACAAGGTATCCAAGGTCCTACAGGACCTACTGGACCGGCGGGAGCAACCGGACCTCAAGGAGTAACAGGTGATATCGGTCCTACGGGACCTGCAGGCGCAACAGGGCCAGCGGGTGCTACCGGTCCAACTGGAGCAACCGGACCAACAGGTGCTAGCGCAACAGCACTACCAGATATTCTAATGCTAGGTGGTATGTGAGTCTTGAAAAATACTTTGACAGAATCATTGTCATCAATGTTCCAAGGCGCTCGGATCGGCTAGAAACCTTCACTAAAGAGGCTAAAAGAATAGGCTTTGACTTTGAAATCCATCCTGCTATGGATGGCAAAGTTATGGGTATGGACCCAATAGATGCTGGCAGACTCAGCCACATAGAGGTTTTACGCAAGATTAAACCTGATGAGATGGTTCTAATCTGTGAAGATGATGCTTTCTTCAGAGAAGATTTCAACGAAGCTCTAGATGAGTATATGGCTGACCTACCCAAGAATTGGGATATCTTCTATCTTGGCGCTATAAAGAACGATGTCAAGCCAGTCAATAAACATTGGGTCAGGCAGGTAGTCTCAACAGGAACTCAGGCCTACTGTGTAAATCCGGCTAAGGTGGATTTATTTATCCAGATAGCCAGAGAGTTTGACAGATGGATAGATGTTGCCTATAGGCTCTGGGCCGATAGGACTAATGCCTACATAGCCCACCCAAACCTAGTAATCCAATATGAAGGATTTTCAGATTTACGCGGCGAGTTAGTCTCTGATTTCCAGGGTTTTAACTAGACTTATGGTATGAGATTCCACGTAGTGGCACTGCCACATACCCAAGTAACTAAAGCCTTCGCTGGGTGTGCATACACCGAAAAGGTCAGACGCTTCTGTAATATGATGAAAGGTCTAGGCCATACAGTCTACTTATATGCCGGAGAAGAAAATGAGGCAGATGTAGATGAACTGATTCCCTGCATAACTGAGACACAGCGCAGAATAGTAGTAGGCAAGAAACCTTATGTCGAAGCGCCTTTTGACTATCGCTTGCCACATTGGGAAAAGTTTAATAAGAAGGCTGCTAAGGAAATCCGTAAGCGAGCCGAACAAAAAGATTTTGTATGCGTAATCGGTGGCGGTAGCCACAAGCCAATCGCAGATGCTCTACCGGAAATGATGACAGTAGAGTTTGGTGTTGGATACGCAGGAGTATTTGCTAAGTATAGAGTTTTTGAATCCTATGCTTGGATGCACGCAATCTATGCCCAGCATCAGAATGCTGCAATGGTGGATGGTTCATTCTTTGATGCGGTAATCCCAGGCTATCTAGATCCTGAGATGTTCCCACTAGGTAAAGGCGATGGAGGTTATTACCTTTACATAGGCAGAATGATTCCAAGAAAAGGCGTAGATATTGCAGCGCATATCTGCAAAGTAATCGGCGCTAAGTTGATATTTGCAGGACCAGGACCACACATACCAAATTATGGTGAGTATCTAGGACCTGTTGGACCTGAGAAGCGGGCAGAGTTGATGGGTGGAGCTATAGCTACATTCGTCCCAACGCTTTACTTAGAACCATTTGGCAATGTGAATATCGAGTCACAGGCTTGTGGAACTCCAGTGATAACAACAGACTGGGGTGCATTTACAGAGACAGTAGTGCAAGGTGTTACTGGCTTTAGATGTCGTAATGTTGAAGAGTTTATCTTGGCAACACAGAATGTAAAGAACTTGGATAGGCAGGCTATTAGAGATAGGGCTGTATCGCTCTACTCTGTAGATGTCATAGCCAAACAGTATGAGAACTACTTCCGCAGGTTAGAGACCTTGTGGGGGGATGGCTGGTATACGGAAGGAAACAATGCCAACACTGGGAGAAATGATTGATGAGATCAGAGCCAATCTACAAGGCTATGCTCTTCGTCAAGATCGCTTAACTTATGTAACCAATTCAGGTGGTTTGACTACTACCAGCAATTCTATAACTGTCGGTTCTGCTAACAACCTTGCTAAAGGCGTCATTGAGATTGATGACGAATTGATCTGGATTGATTCATTCTCGCAGTCAACTAACACTATGACTGTAGCCCCAGGCTTTGGTAGAGGTTATCAGGGAACTACTGCTGCTCCTCACTCACAATATGCCCAAGTAACCTTATCTCCAACATTCCCAAGGGTTAACATTAAGAAGGCTATTAACGACACTATCAACAGTTACTATCCTAAGCTCTGGTCTGTTGCTTCAACAACCTTTACCTTTAATGCCTCTCAGGTTACCTATGCACTACCTGATGATGCAGAACAAATTCTTTATATGTCTTGGCAGACTACTGGCTCTAGCCAAGAATGGCTACCTATCAACCGTTGGCGTATGGACCCAATGGCTAACTCTGCAACCTTTGATACGAACAATACGGTGAATATCTATGAAAACATTCAACCTGGACGTACAGTTCAAGTGTGGTACACCACAGAACCAAATACCCTTGATTCTAGTACCGACGATTATGAGGATGTTACTGGTTTACCTGCTAGCACTTATGATGTCACTGTCCTTGGTGCTTCGTACAAACTTCTCTCTTTCCTTGACGCTGGCAGAATAAACCTAAGTAGCGCTGAGGCTGATCTTAACGATACTAAGAATCCATATAACTCTGGTGCTTCTGCATCCCGTTACATCTTTGCTTTATATCAACAGAGACTTCAAGAGGAGGCACTGAAGTTGTCTGACAAATATCCGATTCGCCTACATTACACGAAGTAAGGAAGGACTATGGCTAACCGTAAGTTCTCATCTATCAGCGTAGAGACTACGCTGGCATCTGGTATTAATAGCAGCACAACCACTGCTACTGTTGCCACTGGTACTGCCTCTGCCTTGTTAGGTGGAGTAACTCTCGGTGCCTCGGTCGGCGGTGTCTATCCTGACCAGTTCACAATCGCAATCGACCCTGATACTACTAACGAGGAAATCTGCTTCGTCCAGTATGTCTCAAGCGATACCCTAACAATCGTTCGTGCTAGGGCTGGATCTACCGGAGTATCACATTCATCTGGCGCTACAGTAAAGCACGTCCTTACCTCTGATGATTTAAGTTGGTTTGAGTCAAACACCAGCCCAGTAGATTCCTTTGCATTCTCTGGATCATCTTCTGGTACTACAACGGTACAGGCAGCCGCAGTTGCTTCAGGAACTCTAACGCTTCCAGCAGCCACAGATACCTTAGTTGGTAAAGATACAACTGATACATTAACCAATAAGACACTGACTAGCCCAACTCTTAATACGCCTACAATCAATGATGCTAGGCAGAACCTAACCCTTAATGCCCAGACAGGAACTACATATACCCTGGTGCTAACAGATAATGGTCGTCTAGTTACCCTTAATAACGCTGCTGCCATAACAGTAACTGTGCCACTTAACTCATCTGTTGCATACGCAACCGGCGCAATTATCAACATTCAACAGATTGGTGCAGGACAGGTAACTATCCAAGGAGCAAGCGGAGTTACCATTACATCAACCGGCGCTACTGCTACTGCTCCGGTAACTAGAGCGCAATACTCTGCAGCAAGCATTATCAAGACTGGCACAGATTCCTGGACAGTGATTGGAGATATTGCGTAATGGCAACTACATATAAAGTACTAGGACAGTCGGCACCTTCGGCTACTGTAGCATCAACGCTGTATACAGTGCCTTCTGCTACAGAGGCAATTATCTCTACTATCAATGTGGTCAATACCCACGCATCAACTGCTGATGTTATCCGTATCGCAGTTCGTCCTGATGGTGCAACTTTAGCAAATGAACATTACCTTGTTTATGGTTTAAGTCTTTCTGCCGGTGCAACATTTACCTACACTGGCGGTATTACCGTTAACGCAACAGATGTAATTACAATCTATTCGACTAACGGTACAAGTTCGTTTAGTGCGTTCGGATCGGAGATAGCCTAATGTCAGTCGGAATCACGCCTAATCCCAATACCGTAGGACCTACCGGACCGACAGGACCGACTGGGCCGACAGGTACTACCGGAGCAACCGGTGCCTCTGGCACCAATCTTGCTGGCTTCAATGCCCAGACCGGTACAACTTATACCTTGGTTATTGGTGATAAAGACAAAATCGTTACCTGCTCTAACGCATCTGCAATTACAGTGACTATCCCAGCATCGGTTTATTCTGCTAACGATATTGTCAATGTGCAGCAAATAGGTGCTGGACAAGTATCGTTTGCTGGTGCAAGCGGAACTACCATTACCTCAAATGGTGCTACTTCATCTGCTCCTAAACTTAGAGAGCAATACTCTGCAGCATCTGTCATCTGCACTGCTAGTAATACCTTTACAGTGATTGGAGATCTATTGCAATGACTCCACCAATTCTTGGTATTTTTGCATCTGCTGTAACTGGCGGAGTTTCAACCACCTCTTTTGAATCCATAGCCACCGTTACCGTTGGCTCTGGCGGCGCTGCTAGCGCTGAGTTCACTTCTATTCCTGGAACATACACGCATTTACAAGTGAGAATGTTTGCTAAAACAGACCGAGCACTAAACAGAGATGGTGTGCGAATGCGTATGAATAGTGTGAGCACAGGTTCTCCTTATGCTTGGCACGGATTATATGGCGATGGCGCTTCTGCCTTTGCCGATGGTGGCGCTAATCTAAATGAAATTGTGACATTTCGTGCGGCCGGTAATACTTCGGCTACTAGCATTTGGGGCGGTCTAATTATAGATGTTTTAGATTATGCAAACACAAACAAAAACACAACAATCAGATGTCTAGGTGGAGTAGACTTGAATGGCGCTGGTGAAATTTGGTTGAGTTCCGGTTTATGGAATAACACAAGTGCAATTACCACTTTAACATTCACGCCTAATGTTGGCTCTAATTTTCTACAATACTCACACTTCGCGCTTTACGGAATAAAAGGAGTTGCATAACCAATGACAGCGACTTATGAACCGATAGCAACGACAACGCTTGGAAGCACCGCTGCAACTCTGACATTTTCTAGCATTAGTGGAAGTTACACCGATTTAGTTTTGGTTCTTGGTCTTGCCGGTTCAACCGACATAAATGTTTTGATGCAATTTAACAGCGACACAGGTTCCAATTATTCTAAAACTAATCTTGGTGGTTCGGGTTCTTCTGCTATTTCTAGCCGTGCAAGTAATCAAACTTCTATAGAGGTTAATTTTCAAGGTTATGTTCAGACTACATTTAGAGCCAATGCGATTATTAGCATTATGAATTATTCAAATGCCACTACATATAAAACTGTTTTAAGTCGTTTCAATAATGCTAGCACAGGCACGGATGCAATCGTTGGTTTATGGCGTTCCACATCTGCGATTACAACTATTGATGTGAAAACGCACACAGGAACATTTTCTTCAGGTAGCACCTTCACCCTCTACGGAATAAAGGCGGCATAATGGCAAACACTTATGTAGCAATAGCCACCACCTCTCTTGCAAGTCAAGGCACTAGTATTGAATTTACAAACATACCTAATACTTATACCGATTTATTAGTTAAATTTTCTTTGAGAAGCACAGAGGCTGCCACCTTTACCGATGGCGGTTTCCGTGTCACCTTCAATGGTAATGGCAGTGGTTATTATTATCTGTTACTTTATGGAACTGGAACACAAAACGGTTCTGTTTCTTCATCAAACCAAGCCAATTTCCGGTATATGTATGGCTCTGCTGCCAATGCAACCGCATCAACATTTTCAAACGGAGAAATCTACATACCAAATTATCTTTCAAGCAATAATAAATCTATTTCTAGTGATTCCGTCAGTGAGCAGAATGCACAAGATGGGGGAGTTTTAGCCCTTACTGCTGGATATTGGAGTAATTCATCTGCTATAACCTCAGTTAAATTAGAAACCAATACTGGTAACTGGGTTGTAAATTCGTCAGCAACAATTTACGGAATAAAATCCAGTTAGGAAAGGAAACAATGCCAACTAAACTCATAGTGGACTGCTCCACCGGAATCACCTCAGAGGTTGAATTAACCGCCGAGGAAATAGAACAAAGAGAGGCTGATGCAGCAGCGTTCGCTGAGGCTAAGGCCGCAGAAGAAGCAGCAAAGGCTGAGGCTGAGGCTGCTAAGGCAAGCGCTCAGGCGAAACTTGCAGCACTTGGTTTAACCGCAGAAGAAATCGCAGCCCTTTCTAAGTAAGGAGTAGGTAATTGTCCTACGGATCTGATGTCACCGAAGGCTTACCCTATAGCCTCTCGAACCCTGCAGGTGCTACCAGTTACTCAACAACTGGCGAGGCCTACGATATAGCCTTTGCTGGCTTACCGTTCTTCCTTGCTGCATCTGACGATACCCCTTATCGCAGGGTTACAGCGCAGTATCGTAAGCAACAGATTGACCAATCAAGAGAACCTGGTGAACAGACTCTTACCGGTTGGTGGCTTAGATCTCAGTCGTCCTTCCATTTCGGTCAAGGCATTAAATACTTTGAACCTCTACAGGATGAGTCGCTTCGCTTTCAATATACCGAAAGCAAAGGTCTAAATGTCTGGGAGAAGGGTCAAGTAACCCTTATCAACGATGTTGATGTTGGTCATAACACTACTACTGCTATCCAATCTAACGGTAAGCCTGGTCAATACCTACGTTCTATCGAGTGGACCAAGAGCGGTAACACCTATCAGGGTTGTTTATTACTAGATGGTTACGATATGAACAAGGTCTATCCAACCATCACTGCAACCGTTACCAATAAGGCTTTGACTTCTAACGTGGCTACCCTTACTACCTCTGCTGCTCACGGCTTTGCAGTAGGTATGACCGCTGAGGTAAGCGGCGTAGATGCTACATTCAATGGTTCTTATACGATCACAGCAGTAACCAGCACTACATTCTCATACGCTAAGACTGCATCTAACGTAACTTCTACCGCTGCAACAGGAACTGTATACAGCAACGATACCCACTTCCAGGACTATGCAGTAGTTGGCGCATATAAGATTTATGCTTACTGCGACGATGGAGTCTATGCCTACTGGATAGCTTTGATTGACGATGCCGGTACCGATAAGACTGCTATGTACAAGAAGTTATTAAATGATGATGCAACGGTAGCAGCTACTGAGATGTTTAAGACTACCTCCATCATAGTCAACACAGCTCAGATGGAGTTCACTAAAGAGCGTATCGTTACCTGTATCAATAACAAAGTATTTGAAGTTTCAACAACAGCAACTGCTCTACCTACTGCTGTTTATACCCACCCAGTAGATAACTTTGTCTATACCACCATCACTTCATCTGGTGCTGCAATCTATGTTGCCGGATACTCTGGTGGACAATCTAATATCCAGAAGTTCACACTTACTACTGCTGGTGCTATGCCTACCTTGACCAGCGCCATTACTGCCGCTGAAATGCCAGTAGGTGAACTAATCTTTAGAATCTATTATTACCTTGGCTATATGCTTATTGGTACATCTAAGGGTGTACGAGTAGCAGCAGTATCCGATGATGGCTCATTAGCCTATGGCCCGTTACTATTTGAATCAAAGCAACCAGTCTATGACTTTGCAGCTAGAGACAGATATGTCTGGTGTGCAACCAATGTTGATGGCGCACCTGGAACTACTCGTATTGATCTAGGCCAGCAGTTGGGTCAGTTGATATTCCCTTATGCCTGGGATACTTACTACGCTGCAGGCTCAGGTCGTAAGACTACCGCCTGTGCATTTATCAATGGAACAGACCGCCTAGCATTTACAACTAACTACGCTACTACCGATGGCGCAGTCTACATAGAGACCGCTACAGATACAGGCAGACTTGTAGAGAACGGTTACCTACAGACAGGTTACATCCGCTACAACACATTAGAGCCTAAGATATTTAAGTTAGTTCTACCTAGATTTATCTCTACCGATGGAAGTCTAGAGATTGATTCTATTGACGATGCTGGCACGGAATACATCATTGGTAACTATGCTCAAGGAGATGATATCGGTGAGACCGGTATCCCTTATCCTAGTTCTGCACAAGAATATCTTGGCTTTAAGTTTGTAATGTCTAGGTCTTCTAGCGATAACACCAAAGGTCCTATCTTCAACGGATATCAAATCAAGGCTTTGCCTGCTATCCCAAGACAGCGACTAATCCAATACCCAGTCTTCTGCTATGACCACGAGAGCGATAAGTTCGGAGTTGAAGTTGGCTACGAAGGTAGCGCTTGGGATCGTATGCAGCAGTTAGAAGCAGTAGAGAACTTGGGCGACACCATCCGTGTCCAAGACTTTAGAACCGGTGAGTCATATATTGGACTTATCGAAGAGATGGATTTCATTAACCGCACACCTACTGACAAGAGATTCTCCGGCTTTGGAGGTACCTTGCTTGTCACCATTAGATCCGTATAGGAGCCTTAAATGACCCCTACCGAATGGGCTGGCATAGCCGTAGCTGTAACAACCCTTGTAACAGCCTTTGCAGGCCTTGTAAGGTGGCTTGTAAAGCATTACCTAACCGAGTTAAAGCCCAATGGTGGGTCGTCCATTAAGGACAAAGTAAACGCATTAGAGCAGAAGGTTGACCTGCTCACAGATTTAGTCAAGGAAGCCATTAGGAGATGAATGAAACCCAAGGTTGCGAAGGTAGCGAGTCCTGCGGCTATTGCTGTTCTGAGGCAAGCGACAGCGTTGTGGCCCAAGCGCAAGAAACTGTCAGACGGATTATTGCCTTCATCGGCTCACCTAGTAGCCAGTCCGAACAGCGATCATAATACCGGTCTTGCTGTTGACTTGACCCACGACCCAGAAGGTGGGGTTGATTGTGCAGTTATCTTTGAAAAACTTAAGGAAGATGAAAGGGTTACTTACCTTATCTTCAATAAGAAAATTTGGTCACGCAAGTTGGCTAAGTCTGGCAATCGTGTTTACACTGGTAGCAACCCTCACACTAAGCATCTTCATATTTCTATCAATCCTGATACCGCTGGCGATACTAGCCCTTGGTTCTGGTGGATGAATCAACCTAAGATTGTGAATCAGGTGAAGGCTAAGTTATCGCCTAAGCCTAAGAAGAAACCAGCAGAGGCAGAAGTTTGCACCTGTTGCAAGGTTCACAATAACAAACGAAAGGCAATCTAATGAAGGAACAGTTCAAGCAAGTAGCTCTCACCTGGTTCCGTGCTGCAGCATCTGCTGCTATTGCACTCTACCTAGCAGGAGAGACTGACGTAAAGGTACTAGGAACTGCAGCACTTGCAGGCTTCCTTGGTCCAGTCCTTAAATGGCTAGACCCAAATGCGCCAGAGTTTGGACGCAAGAAGAAGTAGTTCAGTAGCGCGAGGCAAAGGCCCTGGGAGAAATCCTGGGGCCTTCTTTTTTTATGCCCTTTTAAGGGTGGTTTTATGGCGAGTTGAGACACTTTCAGCAAAGGGTAAGGTGATTGCCTAGAGATGAAATCAAAACGCCTCAACTCAAAATCAATTTACTTATGTTAACTCAGGTTTATCTATAGGACAAGGAGCTTTCAGTAGGTTGCCACAATTAGCGCATTGGACATCTAGTGCATACCAACAGATCTCATAGTCATCGAACTGGACATAGGTAGAAAAGACAGTGCAACCACAGACACATCGGTGGGTTGGACCTACAGAGCGCAGGTCGGAGGCTTGTATCGGTGGTAAACTGTTTCTGTTTTTCAACAGCCTAAGTAGACGGAGCATTGCTCAGGACGGCTCCCTCCTGTGGTCGGTCGCCTCGGCGCTTCGCGCCGCCTCGGTCGGTACGGCGCTCACCACAAGCGGCGCCTACCGTAGATTCGCTAACGCTCATATTGTAGAAAGTTTGGGAGTGTCGCAGAAGCGACACGCCGGAGGAGAGGTAAGATTTTTCTATGACCACATTAGTCGGTATTCAACTTGAGGACCAATGTATCTTAGCTGCTGATTCTCAAATCACTGAAGATAATCTTAGAACTATAAGCACTTCTACTCCAAAGATAATCTCCATTGGTAAGTACCTATTGGGTATCACTGGTGACTCTAGACCTGGTGACATCCTTGCCTATAACTGGTCTCCACCGAATTATAAAGGTGCAGATCCCATCCAATGGATGGGTAAGAAGATACTGCCGTCAATACTCGCGGCGTTCAAAGAGAATGGATATGACCCTTATGAAGCTACGAAAGAGAAAGACGCAGGGTTCGACTACATTGTTGCGTTTAATGGTAATGTCTTCCACATTGCGACGGACCTCTCGTTCATCCAATCAGACTTGGGACTCTACGGTCTGGGGTCGGGTGGCGCTTTCGCTCTTGGTTACCTCTATGGTGCTTCTGATTCTATTACTCTTGCCAATGTAGAACGACACGCCCGAAAAGCGCTCGCTATATCTGCGGTGCTTGATGTCAATACCCACCCGCCGGTACAGTTTGTAACTCAAAGACGGGAGATCTAATGAACAAGGATTGGCGACTATGGACTATCTATATCAATAGACACCATTTCAGTAACTGGGCTATTGGTATTGACTATTACCACGAATACACAGATTTGAATTATCCACGATCTGAAGTACGTAGATTAAATGCAAGGATTTGTCAGATTAACCTGCTATTCTTTAACATCACAATAACAAGGTGGGTAAGATGGATATAAAAGAATTGCTAGTTAAAGCTCTACACGACAAGGAGAGCAAGAAAGCAAGATCAACTCAGGTTCAGATAGGACCTTCTGAGTTAGGCGGATGCCGCCGTAAGGTTTGGTACCGGCTCAATAATCAGCCGGAGACCAATGACAACGAGCTAAAGCTCGCAGCGATTATGGGTACTGCTATCCACGCTGCAATAGAGAATGCACTTGCTGACAATAAAGAAGTAGTGCTTGAACAGACTGTCGAATACGGCGGTATGAAAGCGCACGTGGACTGCTATATTCCCTCTACTGGGGCTGTAGTTGATTGGAAAACAGTAAAGGCTAAGAATCTTAACTACTTCCCAAGCAATCAACAGCGTTGGCAAGTACAAGTTTATGGCTACCTGATTAGCAAATCTGGATTGGGGAAGGTTCAGACTGTGAACCTAGTAGCCATACCTCGTGATGGGGATGAGAGGGATGTCTTAGTACATTCCGAACCCTATGACGAGACCATTGCGCTAGAGGCGCTCAACTGGTTAGAAGCAATAAAGCAATCGGACACGGCTCCATCTCCAGAGAGGGATGAGAGTTACTGTAAGTTTTATTGCAAATACTATGACGCCTCTGGCGAGATGGGATGCGTTGGTCTAAAAAAAGATCGTACAAAAACTGAGCTACCTATTATTGATAATCCTGATGCAGATACTTCTGCTATGGAATATCTACAACTCGACAACCAGATTAAGGAACTGACCGAACGAAAGGAAGCATTGAGAGATGGTCTTTCTGGATTACTCGGCGTAACTCAATCTGGTTTCGAGATTAAATGGACGACAGTCCAAAACAATACAGTCGATAAGGAAGCGGTGGAGAAAGCACTAGGCTACGTACCGACTAAGCAAGGCAAGGAAAGCGCAAGGCTTTCCGTCAAACAAACTGGAGGAATATAAATGGCTGCACCCGAATCAACCAAGTTCCAGGTGAACTTTAAGTCACCCGATGGAACTCTTATCAATCTGTATGCTGCAAACAAGGAGGAACTAGAAGCGTTGCTAACAGCAGCGCAGGACTTTTCCGCCCTTATTGCAAGCGTTAGCCAATCTTTCTCAGGCGTTGCTCCTGCTGCGCCCGTTCAAGTTAGTCAAACACCAAAGCAGGTAGCAGAGCAGTACCCTTTTAAGCCAGCCGCTGAACCAGCGGCAAGTCATCACGTCTGTAGACACGGAAATATGAGATACAACGAAGGAGTAAGCGCCAAAGGTCCTTGGAAGGGTTGGATGTGTGCATCACCAAAAGGCACACCACAATCTGAAAAGTGTCCAACAATCTGGGTACGGTAATGCTATGCGAGAGCCGCGTGACTACGAGGCTCCGCTCTGTTCACAAGTTGGTGGCGATCTCTGGTTTCCAGACCAAGGCGGTGACACTACAAATGTCATACGAGCTAAGAGAATCTGTCAGGTATGCACCCACCAAGTTGAATGCCGCAGATGGGGTGTTCTTTATGAACGACACGGAATCTGGGGTGGTACTACACCACAGGAAAGAAAGAGAATCCGTAGAAAAAACAACATAATTCTACCGAAGGAGAAAAGTGCTTAGGCTTGATAGGGCTTGGCGCAGTTCTCATAGCAACGCAGAACCTTTGCCAGTAGTCTGGAAAGACTTAACGACAAAGGATATAAAGTTCCGGCGAGGTCAAGTGTGTATGGTTGCCGCTGCACCAAACGCTGGAAAGTCTATGTTCGCTATGATCTATGCGATCAAAGCTCAGGTGCCTACACTTTTCTTCTCGGCAGATACTGATACTGCAACAGTTATGATAAGAGCTGCTGCACATACTTCAGGTCATATACAAACGACAGTAGAGAATAACATCAGGGCTAACCCTGACTATTACGCAGACTATTTAGAGAAGATGGGCCACATACAGTGGGTCTTTGACTCTAGCCCTTCGCTTGATGACATCGAGGCGGAGGTAAAGGCTTACATAGAACTCTATGGAATAGCTCCAAAGTTGATAGTGATAGATAACCTGATGAATGTCGTTGCTGAAACAGATAATGAATGGGCAGGGTTACGAGCGATAATGGCAGAACTGCACGATATGGCTAGGAAAACCGAAGCCTGTGTGATGGTACTGCACCACGTATCAGAGCAGAGTGAGTATGGCTCAGTCTTTGAACCGTCACCGCGAAAGGCGATTCACGGAAAGGTAAGTCAATTACCAGCGCTGATATTAACTCTTGGCTATAACCCGTATGACCATACTCTTAGGGTTGCTGCAGTCAAGAATAGATTCGGTAGGCATACTGCTGATGGCAAGGATTGGATTGCTTTGTTTACAAACTATTCAGCTTGTCAGATATCAGATTCAGATTCCTACGGAAGAATGATCTACAACTCGAATAAGGTCTTATGAGTTCTTACAACAAGCAAAAGGGAAGCAAGTTTGAGAGTGACGTTATGAGGTACTTGAGATCCCTGGGACATTTTGCTGAAAGATTAGCCAAGGCGGGGGCCAATGATGAGGGTGATATCGTCACCATAATCGCAGGTCAGACCTATATTTTGGAATGTAAGAACCGTAAGTCAATGAGTCTTCCACAGTTCTGGGCTGAGGCCCAGACTGAGGCAGCCAACTATGCAAAGGCTAGAGGTTTGCCCGTTATTCCTCCGGCCTTTGTCATAGTCAAAAGAAGGAACGCATCTATTGAAGATGCTTGGGTAATACAATCATTAGAGAAATGGATTGAGCAGATGCCAGTACCACAAGGAAATATAACTAGCACGGAAGGTTGGAAGAGCAAGGACGAACCAAATCCGTCAACAGCAGAAGATGTAAAAGAAGAACCAAAACCAAAGTCAACAAGAAAGAAGAAGACAGAATGATCTGCACTGACTGTCAGGTAGGTGGTGACTTCAATGCCAAAGGTACTTACGATAAGGCAGAAGAGCTACACGGATACTGCAAAGGAGATTGCACTTGTCTACACAAGACTGGAGCAGGGTGGTACGTAAAGGTAGGGGAAAAGGCAACTCAGATGCGAGTGCAATCCCCATAGACTTGATAGTCGCTCACTACGGTGGCGAAGTTAAGCAGGGTAAAAGCGTTTCAGTAAGATGTTGTATGCACGATGACTCACGCCGGAGTGCAGTGATGAACACTTACGATAATTTATATTACTGCCACACTTGCGGTAAGGGTGGTTCAGCAGTAGATGTTGTAATGGCTAACGAGAATATGGGGTTTAAGGATGCTCTCAACTACGCAGTCGACATTGCTAAGCGAGGCGGCGCACAGGTACGCTCAGGCAATAAGCGAAGAGGCGCTGGCATATCTAGACGCACGTGGAATATCTGAAGTAACTGCCGCTCGCTATAGTCTTGGAACTATAGTCGATCCTATTGAGGGTCATCAGGGTTACGCCGGCTGGATATCTATTCCCTACTTCACAGCTTTAGATATCTGTGTAGGTTTCAAGTTTCGTAGGTTAGATGATGGCAAGCCAAAGTATGGCGCTCCGGTAGGTCAGAAGAGTCATCTCTATAATGTTGTTGCAACGAGTTATGACTCACCAAAGATAGTCATTTGTGAAGGTGAGTTTGATGCGATCATTATGAATGAGACAGGTATCCCAGCAGTAGGAGTACCAGGAGTTGCTGCTTGGAAACCTTTCTATCCAAAATTATTTACTGGCTTTGATGTCATCTATGTCATCGGAGATAACGACACAAGAGAGGATAAGGAAACTAATCCAGGAGCTGAGTTCGCTCGGCGTGTCGCAAGTGAGGTAGTAAATTCACAAATAGTACAATTACCACCAGGTATGGACATTACGGACTTTTATCTGGCTAATGGTAAAGACGAACTAACCAACCTAGTAGGAGGAGTATGATGAATGAGCAAGAAAAAAGATCTCCAAGAGGCAGCCAGATTATTGATGGATATGGGGATGATAATAGTCTCGATAGATTACAAGAGTGGAACGATAACCTGCAAGCCAATCCCCACAAGGAAGTAGATGATGAGTTCATTAGAGATATCTGGACCATCTTGGACTCCGCTGGAAATCTGCTCATCCGCAAGCATCGTGATTACGGCCCGAAGAACATCGCTCACAGTCCAGGTGGCGCACTCAACGGACTCCGAGTGCGAATGTGGGACAAAGTGGCTCGCATCAATAACCTCCTTGATAGCAGAGTATCTCCCTCAAACGAAAGTCTCCGAGACTCCTTCATAGATTTACTTAACTACTCAGCCATTGCAATTATGGTTCTTGATAAGAAGTGGCCCGAGATACCTAATGACTGAACTGCATCCTACTCTACTTGAGATAGCACCTGGCGTTGCCCATTCTGTCTATCGCAGGTTTAGAGGATATGTAGAGAAGGAAGATGTGCTACAGGAATGCTATGCCTGGGCTACTTCTAGGTCAGATAGCTTTCAAGATCAGTTAAACGAAGAGAATACTATCAAGCGTATCGCTAATGAAAGGCGTATCGCTTGGCAGATGAAGCGCCACGCAGAGCGCTATGCTCGTAAAGAAAAGGCTGCAAAGTCCGGCTATCGGATAGGCGATGAAGCCTTCTATGACACTGCTACCTTAGCTCAATTACTGCCCTTTGTTATTGCATCTATCATAGATAACACAGCCTTAGAGCAGGCTCAGAATATGATTAACGATGGGCAACCAAAGAAGCAGTCAGCTCCGGCTGAGGGTGGCAACCTGTTAGCTACGCTCATAGATATCAAGAAGGCTTATCTAAAGTTAGAGCAGGAAGACCAAACGATTTTGCGTATGCGCTATCACGAAGCGGCTACGCTACACCAACTAGCACAGTATCTAGAGTGTGCAGTATCTAGCGCTGATAGAAGAGCTACTTCATCTATGCGTAAACTTCAGCAAGCACTCGGCGGAGAGAGTCCCTGGGCGTGAACGAACAAGAACTCTTTGACTATCTTAAAGGTAGCCACTTCCCCGATCTTGTTAAATCAGAATCCACTTACGATTCCTTTGACTGCACCACAATAGCCAGAGGTCTATTCATTGAACTCAAATGTAGGCATACTCACTACCCTGAACTTCTCATTGAGAAGAGTAAGTATGAAAGACTGATGTTAGAAGCTACCTACCATAACCTAGCGCCTTGGTACATCAACTCCACACCGGAAGGTAAGTGGGGCTTCGATCTCTCCCGCGTTCCCGAACCTGCTTGGCAAGAGCGCTGGATGCCTACGACTACAGAGTTTGCTAACACTTCTAAGAAGATGAAACTTGTTGGCTTCCTTCATACTGACTATGGATTACCATTGTGACTTATGAATACAGATGTCTGGACTGCTCAATTACTTCATTCGTTGAGCGTTCTATCCACGCCGAAGCTAGCACTCCCTCCTGTGCTAACTGTGGCAGTCTAATGAGTAGGGTCTGGTCCTCACCCCCTATCACCTTCCGAGGCGCTGGGTTCTACTCAACCGACCAATAAGAAAAGCCCTGGCTATACACCAGGGCTTTCTCTTTGCTAGGTCGAAAGGGGATAACTACCTAGCAACTCTATTCTAATACAGAGATAGCGATATGGCAAGGATCTCCGCCAATATCCCACTCATCACGCTCTTCCTCTGTCATATAATCATAATTACCCTCGTGAGTCATACAATAAGGTTTACTTATCCACCCTCGTTTGATCCCAAAGCGTAGCCATAGTCTATACATCAGTAGTGTCCTTTCTTATTCCAAAAAGCCCAAGCCTTACAAGGTCGCTGATAACGATGTTCAATGTAGCGCAAACCTCTAAGTATCTGGATTCTAGGGTCTGGATTTCGCTCTCCAAGTCGTTGAGCGATTCCGAAAGCTGATGATTTTGGGTTCTTTGCCAAGTGGTCAAAACGAGATTCGTAAGTCCAGAGTAATCTGAGACAGACCCATTCCTTCCCACTCCATCCCCATCCCGCACTAGCGTAAGCCTTGGCGATTCTCCGGTTCTCTTGCTTCTCATCCCAGCTCGCCTTCTTCGCTACTATTACCAAGTCCGTTGGCAGTTTGACTTGCCTTGCTTGGGGTTGGTGCGCCCAAGTTAGCGTTAGTCCTGCCACTAATATCAAGCCAAACTTTACCCTCAGCTTCATCTCGCGCCCTCTCCTCCTCCAATAATTCTCGGTATTGGTCGGGGTAGAGATTACCTAAGCGTCTTAGCGCTCGATCTCTCTGCCTCCGGTAGTTGCGTTGCCTTACTGCGTGGGTAGTGGCGGTCTTTATCCGCCTCTCTACATCTACCACTCGTTATCTCCCTCCATACATAATAGGACATAGGCTATCAGACACATAAGGATTACCCCAAGCATCATCATTGAAACTTCCTCCATTGTTTAGTCTTTCCTTCATCCCAAGGTTTAGTAGATTTAGGATTAAAGGTATTATTTAAGGTAAAAGCTAGGCAGGTTCTCATAATAGGAGTCACTTCTATCTTGTCGGTGACTAGGCGAGGCTCTTCAGGGTCTTCCTCATCCCATACACTTACATAGACCTTCCGGTCTAGCGCCCTGCGAAACCACTCCAGCGCCTCGATAGTGCTAGTCCCTCCCCATACCGCGTTATCCTGGGGATCGCATACCTCATAGAATTTAATTAACTTCATCTTCATCCTCCACTTCTACCGGCACGAGGGTCGCGCCGAGTGCTGTCTTCATATAGACAAGGTTTCGCCGGACTTTGGCTCTCTTGCCTAGCTTTGTCGCCTTTATGATCAAGGCTATCTGTTCCTCTGTTGTTAGTTGATTAGACATTACTTTCCTCCTTATCTGTCCAAACCCAACGCCCGTTAGCCTGCTCCTCTAGCCAATAGCCTAGAGAATCCCAACTGCTACTGTTCTCTTCATAATCTATTGCCCATTGAGGCTTACTTCCTATCCTGCCCGTTGAGTCAAAGAATAATAATTCATAGCCGTCTTGCGGATCGTAGTAAATCTTTACCCGATCTTTTCTGCCCTCAACTTCTACCATTACATCTAGGCTATAACTGTGTATCTCTCTATCTGTAATTGTGACCTTCATTTTCATCCCTTTCTCTTTTGATGTCGTTTATTGTTTTCTCCGGCGAGTATCTCTGCGCCGGTGCTTTTCTATCATCCTCGCACACTTCGGCGTGAGGAATCATTAACTCGCCATAATGTTGCTGGCATACTCCGCACTTCATAGGGTCGCCACTTTCGTAATGACTACCTCGTGGAAATCGCCAAGTCCAAGTCCTAACTGATCGGCTACGCCTTCTGCCCACCCTTGAACCTTGTCGCGTTCCTCCTCCCCTTCCTCTATGTCTAACTCGTGATAGACATAAACGGAAGCTTTCCAATGCGATCCAAAGAAGGTCACTTCATATTCATACTCGCGCATTACTTCTCTCCTCCATACACTTGAAACATACTTCTACCCTTTCTCCTTTTATTGAGGTTGATATTGTTTGGACTCCATAAGTGAAGCAAAGATCGCAATTCATTATGATTTCAACCAGTCCTTACACTTCTGACAATACTTGCTTTCATAGTGTCGCCTTGGTCTCTTCTGACACCGCCAGCAGAGTTCAGGGTTCCACTCTTGCTCTTCCTTCTCAGACATTAGCTCTCCCCCTTTGGCACTCGTTGATGAATTGATCTATGTCGAATCGGTCATCTTCTAGGTATAGCCGAGTCGCCATTTCATTTATCAGGTCTGAGAACCACGCCCCACCCATACCTTCCTTATATTGGTGTAGCACTTCAGCGATTATCTTGTGAGTCATCTTTCCCTTTCTGTGTCACCGACTTGGTGGCACTCCCCTATTGTATCAAAGTGACTTTTGCTGGTATCCAATTTTGGCAGATCGCAAACGGCGACACTCCCGAAAGTCGAGGATACTTGACAAAGTAAATCACTAGTCACTGACGATCACTTCTCCCCATTCCTCGCTCACTAGGTAGTCGTATTCCTGCTCAGAGTTAATCATCTCCAGCGCCTCCTCTTTTGATCCGGCGGTGACTTGATAGCTCTTCACTACCTCAAAGTTATATCTAGGCATTTTTACTCCCTTCACTTAGCCCTGCCTCGAAAGCGGTTTGACATATTCCACAGAAGCCACGAGAAGATAAACCACCCTCATCTACCCAATAGCCACAAAGTCGGCATTGTTCTTCATTCATTACTCTTTCCCTTCTAATTCGTCTATCTCCCATTGTTCTACGCAGTCCTCGCACCGGAGGTCTAGGTCTAACCCGTCTAACTCGTAGATTTCCCCACAGTCTATACACTTAGCAGGGTTTAGTATCTCTTCCACTATTCTTTCCCTTTCTCTTCCTCTAGTTCTTTGATCCGTACTCTTGCCAAGGCTAATTGGTCTATCAAATCCCATATCCATTTAGCATATTTAGCGGGTATTTCTTCAGCCTCTCTCATTACCTCACCCTTTCCCATAGTGTCACCCAATACTCTTTCCCTTGTCCGTCTAACTCTTTTGCTTCTAACTTCGTTAAAGGGTTATTGTAGTTAAGCAAACTCCACCACCTACTACTTCGCCAGGTGTACCTAATACCTAACCAACAGTTCTCTTCCTTGTAGGCGTAGCCGGTCTTAGGTTTTAAGCCTTCGCGGGTTATTCTTATCATCTGCCCTTGTCTTATTCTTTCGCTAGGCTCTCCTCCCCACTCTAATGCTTCCTTGTACGGGCTAACACTTCCTCCCAACAGTTCACTCGTTTTCATTACTCTTTCCCTTTCTCTTTGCCGATAGGAGACTCTCCCCTATCCGGTAAATCTATCTTAGTCAATAGCCAGCAGATCGCAACAATAACCACGCCATAGACTAGGCATTGAAGCGCCCCCCTCCACCACTCTAAACCGATCTCGAACACTACTCGCCCTCTCTTTCGCATATTACCGCGTGGGCGATGTTGTCCATAGCCTCGCGGTAGGTTGAGGCATAACCGAAACGCCCGATTAGACTCCCCTTCTCCTTGTATTGGTAGCGGAAGCTCATCCACCCGTCTAAGCCGGTGGCTTCTATCTCCCACTCATCTATAAACGCACCTAGGCAGATACACGCGGTTAATTCCCCGCATTGATCGCACTCGTCTAGTGTTGCGGTGCTTAACTCGCACTCGTCTATTGCGTGACTCATTACGCGATCCTCTCCTCATAGTTTGGATACTTCTTAAACATTTCAGACTTCTTAGCGCTGGACTTTGAGGAATAAAAGTCAAACCCTAACTCTTCAGCGATAGACCAAAGCGAGCGCATAAACTCCCCTTCCTCTAAATAGCCGAGTTCGATAAGTTTTCGATGAGCCTCGAATAGATACTGTTCTCCGTATCCATATTGGAAAGTAAGGATCGCAACCTGCCCCCCGTCTACCCATATCCTTGCGGAAAAGTAAGAATTTCCGTTCACTTTGTCAAACCACTCGCGCCCCTCAATAAATAGGGATCGCTTTATCTTCTTTTCCGTATTCATTACGCGCCCACTTTCGCGTTTGGTTTGATATGGCGAGAAAGGAAGCGCACGAGAGAATATCCGCTCACCGGATAAGCAACCACGCCAAAGCCGGTCGCTAGACTCTCCATACTGTTAAACTCCTTGTAATCGAATACCTGCCCCGATGTTGCTTGATTATCGTCCAGCACTCTTTGAGCTTCTTTCGATAGTTGCTCGATATATTCCGGCGAGAGATCGCGGTCGGTGAATACATAGTCAGCACCGAAAGACACCAGCACCGGCGCATCCTGCCCCGCGAATGCCATTAGTGTCGGCTCGTTATATGACTTTAGGTCTATCATTCCGTCAAAAGAAGCGCCCTCGTATTTCTTAACTAGGCGCTCGATTTCCTCGACAGTTTCCCCGTCCGTCCAGCGAACACGGATAGAAGCGCCACCGGAATAAGTGTCAGACTTAACACTGAATTTCGTTAGCGGATAGTTTGCCTTTAAGTCGGCGCGGATCAATTTAGCGGTTTCCGCACAGGTCAGCCTTACTCTTTCCATTCTCTTTTCCCTTTCGTTTATCCTCTAGCGCCTTGCTAGCGGATACCACGAGGGAGAGGATAGCATCTCTCCCCCATAGTAAGCGCTAAATAAGCTCGCCCACTCTCTCTAAGATCGTGGCGTAATCTTCACGCCCCGCGCCATACTCTCGCACTAGCGCCAGGGTGTCGGGGTCTTCCTTGATAGCTTCTACTAATAGCGCCGGATCGGTATAAAGCTCACCGGCTAGGCATTGGATCAACATTACCGCGCTCATAGGCTTAGACATTACGCCACCGCCCTAGGCGTGAGGGTGATTCCTTGCTTCTGATACTCACGCATTAACACCCTCAACCGCGTATCGCTTAGGGTGGCGATAACCCACGCCACGCCCTCGCTATCTATTAGCGCCCACTCTTTACGCATTGACTTAGACATTACGCACCTACTAACTCACGCGCTAGGCGTGGCGAGCTATCATTAAGCGGATCGGTGTCGGCTATGTCGAAGACATATCGCCAGCTAAACACGGGCGTTTCCTCGCCCGCTTCATCGGTGCGTGTTCCTAGCGGAACTAAGATCGCTATTCCTCGCGCACCCTTACGCACCGCCCGCCCTGCTTCACGCCACGCGTGGAAACCCGCGCATTGAGTCGCGCTAGGGCGCTGGAAGAGGATCATTAGCGCATTACTAGGCGAGAAGCTCGCCCCGATATTGCTAGGGATCACCGGATTAGTTTCGCCTAGCGCCTTAGCGCTAGCGCGTAAGTGATCTATGAAAGCCCGTTTCTCTTCTTTTGATCTTGCCATTGCTTTACCCTTTCCCCGCTAGCTATCTGCTAGCGATAGGCGCACACTATCACCCTTTATGGGTATCTCTCCCCTAGTTATTGCTTAGAGTTTCATAACAAAGTTATCCACAATTTATCCACAGACACGCCCGAGCGCGGGTTTAATTGGTTGAACTTTCAACAATAAGAGGGGCGAGATCGGCAGGGCGGAAGATCACCGGCAGGGCGCTAGCTATCCGGTAGGCGCTGGCGGTTTATTAAATTGGGAGAGTGTTAGGAATTGGGAAAGTGTGCCGGAGGGATAGCAAGCCCTCCCGTGCTTTCAATAAATAAACCGGACAAGTCAGACAAGACCGGACAAGACCGGACAAGACCGGCAAACCGCGCAAAAAAGACACCCCGGGTTATTAACGGGCGGGCGGGTGTGCCTGTACTCCCCAAATAAATATCTCGACTAAAGTGAACGATATGTCCGTTTTGTATACCTTTGTAAGTGAGGTTGGTCACAAATGGAAAGATTTTTGCGATAAAAGCGGGAAATGCGTTTTTTTTCCCGCCTTAGTACAGTATAGGGAGCAAATGCGAACGCGCCCTAGCATTTGCGACACGGTGGGCGCTTACGCGCCCCTAGTAACCGTACGGTACTTACCCCTCGGCTCCTGTGGTCGCCTCGGGCGCTCAAGCCCGAGTGCGGTGCTTCGCACCTCTTTTAGTGGGGAGGGGTCTATCTTCAGATTCCACTGATAGATCATTCCAATCCCATTGAGAAAATCAATCTCGCGGCGTTTAATCTAGGAGACCTAATGGCAAAAAGAAAGACAATAATTTCTGGTACCCCTTTAACTAAAGCTCAGTATGAAACCTTACGTACCAAGAAATTACTTCAAGAAACCAAAGGCAAAAGCGGTAAAGCCTTAGCAAAAAAGATTGCTAACGTAGGTAAACCTAAAGGTAAGAAATCCGCTGGGTTTAAGTTCGTGGGTGTAAACCAACGTGAGATTGTAGATGTCTATGAACCTGCCTATACCCCAAAACAACGTAAGGCTATTAAGAGGGCTAAGGGTCAAGTTACCCAAATGAGGTCAGACCGTGAGCGTACCTATAACCGCGTCTCTGCTATTGCAAGACGGGAGTCTAAGAAAAAGAAATAGTGTACACACCCAACCCAACGAGGTCTAAAGCTAGCGAGAAGGCTAAGAAGACAATTCTCGCGGCTATGGCTGAAGGCTCTACTGTAGAGCAAGCCTGCATAGTTGCAGGCAAATCAGTCAAGACCTATGAGTACTACCGTCGCTCCGACCCAGCCTTTAAGTCCTTAGCTGACAGAACTAGGCTAGGGTCTCTAGAGAAGAATTACACCGAAGAGACCGCTAAGAATTTAGACTTTAAGACTTGGCGCCTAAAGTACCTAAAGCAAGAGACCTTCCCTCACCAGATGAACCTGGTAGATGTGATTGAAGGTAGGGACCCATCCTGGTTTCACCAGTCGATGAAGTACGAAAAGGGTATTGCAGATAACCGCATCCTAGTTAACATCCCACCGAACCACGCCAAGTCAATTACGATTACCGTTGACTATGCCACCTATAAGATAGTTAACAACCCCAACTTTAGAATCCTGATAGTCTCACAGACTCAGCGCCTAGCGGCTGATTTTCTCTACGCTATCAAGCAGCGCCTTACCCACCCAATGTATGAAGAGCTTCAGAATGCTTATGCAGCCGGTGTGGGCTTTAATACCAAGACAGCCTCTTGGCAGGCTAACCGAGTTACCTTTGGTGAGGAACTACGCGAATCTAGCGAAAAGGACCCCAACCTAGAGGCCGTAGGTATCGGCGGTCAGATATACGGTAAACGTGCCGATATGATCATCGTAGATGACGCAGTAACTTTATCTAACGCCAATGACTTTGAAAAGCAGATTAAGTGGCTCCAGCAGGATGTTAGGTCTCGTCTTAACCCTACCGGTAAGTTAATTATTATCGGCACTCGTGTTGCCGCTGTAGATTTATACAAGGAACTACGTTCCCCAGATCGCTACCCAGGTGGTCAGGTCCCTTGGACATATCTGGCTATGCCAGCTCTACTCGAAACCCACGAAGACCCAGAGCAATGGGTTACACTCTGGC